CAGGAAGAGTTTGCAAAAATTCGTGAGATAGTTAAAGAAAACCCACAATTTGAAAATATTTTTAATCAATATGTAGAAGAGAGGATGATATAAAATGGCAGAACTAAAAAGAACCCCATGTTACAAATTTACAGTTCAAATGAAAGAAGGAAAACCAGTTGGTAATGACGCTAAATTAGTTGAACTATTACGCCAAAATGTTAAAGCAGAAAATGTTTTTGCAAAGCGTGGTAAAAAGAAATATGTTAAATTGCAAGGACGAGGCCATCGTTATGGTAGCCGTCGTTTTTGTCGAAGTCTTCCGCTATCATTAGCAGAAAGAGCAGATGTTTATGTTTATGATCGCTATTAATTAGTTGACATTTACAAAAAAACATGTTATAATATACTATTAAATACTTCGCGATACAAAAATATACTATGAATATAAAAGCAGAAACGAAAGGTCAAGAGACTTTTAATGTTGATGGTGAATATACACCACTCATTAATGGAATAAGGCAAGTAATGCCAGAATTACAAAAAGTTTGGAAAGAGAAGTGTATTCCAGCTTTTGAAGATTTTAAAGGTGTTAATATTGTCGAATATTTTGATTCATTACCAGTTTCACAACGATCAGTAGAAATGAGTAAACAACTTGGTGATTCAATTAATAATTATATGGAAAAGCTTTTAATTGAATTGGGTGTTGGCATTCGAGTTGAACAAGAAGATGGATATGATTGGGTATACACTAACAATCGTGAAACTAAAATTGAAGATAAAAATGCAATGTCTCAAAAGCCAGATAATAGACAATGGGTTGGTAATAGTGGCAGTGGTAGGAAAGTTCCTATGCACCTACTAAAGAAATTTAAGATTAATGATAAACTTGAAATCATTGGTGCTCATGCTTCATTAGTTAATCTTGATAATACAACTCAATACTGGGTAAATAGTGCTGGTGCAAGATCAACACTTTCGTTTAATTGGAATGATATCAATGGTATTATTCCTGCTTATGGACACTGGGATGGTAAAAAGAAAAACTTATTCCCACGTTTTGAATCAATCAATTAAAGGTTATATGGCATGAAACAAAAAGTAACAAAAACTCCCGAAGCTTCAGTAAAGTATTCTAAAAATACTCCTGAGGCTGTAAAAGTACTTCAAGAGTGTATTGATTTACAACTTAAAAAATCTAGAGATTATCAAAATCCAAACTCACCAATCAAACAAGCAGATTATTATCCAAGTGGTGTACAAACAATTTATGAAGTTATGTGGGCTAAAATGCTTCGTATGAAATCTGTTATGGAAGCAATGAAAGCTTCTGATGGATATGATCCTAATTTTGAAAGCCTAGAAGACAGCGCTAAAGATCTTGCTAACTATGCAAGCTTCTTTGTTTCTTATTGTCGTGGAGGTATTGGAGGACAAACTGAAGGTAAAGATATTTTCAATAAACCAATAAAGAAATAAAGAGGTAATATTATGATGAACGTTGCTGATATTAAAAATTACTTTGTTGGTGAACTTGAAGCTCAACGCTTTACCGTAGATAAAACTGGTGCAAAAACTATTGAGATGCTTGGTGCATCTTTTAAAGCAGATAAACCAGCCATTTTTGGAGTACCTTCTGATGAGTATATACAAAAAGAAATCGCGTGGTATGAAAAGCAATCAACCAACATTAATGACATCTATGGTGAAGAACGTGATGCTCCTGCTGCTTGGAAATATGCTGCTGATGCTTATGGGAATATTAATAGTAATTATGGAAAAATAGTTTTTTCTGATCAATACTATAATCAATTTGAAAATGCATTAAATGAACTGAGAAACAATCCAGACTCTCGTAGAGCTGAAATGGTTTATAACCGTCCAAGTATTTGGAAAGAGTTTGATGAGAATGGTAAATCAGATTTTATTTGTACTAATGCACAAACATTCTATATTCGTGATGGTAAACTTCATTTGGTTTCTCAAATGAGATCTAATGATGTTGTATTTGGTTATAAAAATGATTATGCTTGGGCTCAATATCTAATGGATAAAATGGTTACTGCATATAATGATACTATAGATCTAGATAGTGATTACATTACTAAAGGCGATCTTATTTGGCAAGTACAAAACTTACACGTTTACGAAAGACATTTTGAATTAGTTGAAGCGTATGGTATGTAATTATGGCTAAATATAATATACAAATAACAAAAGACGGAAAATTTTCAGCGAATGCATGTATGGTAATTAATGAAGATCATAATACATACGTGCATGAATGTCCATTGTTTGATACTATTGATGAAGTACAAACATGGATTATTGAAAACGCTAAATATATAACAGAATGTAAATAATGAAAAAATCACCTATTAATAATATGCAGCAATTGTTAGCAATTACTGCCGAAGAATGTGGAGAATTAACTCAAGCTTGCATGAAAATAATGAGAATGAATAATACCAAACAAGGAATGTTTGATAATAACGAGTATTATAATTCTTTATTAGATGAAGTTGGAGATGTTGCTTGTATGATTGGGTTACTTATAGAGCACGGATTTGTAGATGAAGATGTTATAACAAACCGTGCAATAGCTAAAAGAGAAAAGTTAAGACAATGGAGTACATTAATTAATGACTGATAAGTGGGATAAGCGATTTATGAATGTCGCAAGAGAAATCTCTACGTGGAGTAAAGATCCAAGTACTAAAATTGGTGCTATCATTGTTAATGATGAAAGACGTATTCTTGCAACTGGTTATAATGGTTTTCCAAAAGGTATTGAAGATACTGATGAAAGACTATATAATAAAGAACAAAAATATACTCGCGTAATTCATGCAGAAATGAATGCTCTTATGAATGCATTATATAATGGAGTATCAGTTAAAGATTCTACTTTATACGTATGGGGTTTACCAGTTTGTTCTGAATGTGCAAAGAATGTTATCCAAGCTGGTATTAAAAGAGTTGTAATTCCCGATTATGAAGTTATAGATTTAAGATGGGAAAAAGTTTGGTTAACTAAATCTCAGCCAATGTTTGAAGAAGCGGGTTTACAAATCTCGTATTTGGAGTTATAATAGTATTATGAGTTATTTAGTTATAGATAATTGTGTTAAATGTAAGCACACTGATTGTGTTGAGGTTTGTCCTGTAGACTGCTTTTATGAAGGACCTGATATGTTAGTAATCAATCCAAGCGAATGTATTGATTGTGGTGTATGTGAACCTGAATGTCCTGTTGATGCAATTGTGTTAGAAACAGATTTAAAAGAAGATGAACGTAAGTTATGGACAGAAAGAAATGAAAAGTATTCTGAAATCTGGCCTAATATTGTAGATAAAAAAGATCCTCCATTTGATTTTGATGAGTGGGAGGGTGTACCTAATAAGTTTGAAAAATTTGTGGAGCCAAAATGAAAAAAGTTTTAATTACTGGAATGAATAAATTACAATGTACAAAAGATTTCTTTTTGCAACAACAATTGCAAGTTGTACCTTCTCACTATTCTGTTATTCGTTCTCTTGAAGATATGGGTTATCAAGTAGAACAAAGACCTGTAGCACTTGGTGAAGATCTATCTGGTTATGATGAGGTTATTGTTTATATTCATAGTATTCAATCGTTTTGTCAATTCATTTGGTCTGGTTTATATGCAGTACATGCCCGCCCTAATTGTATTATTGCCTTTGATGATTGGCAATTTAATCAAATCTATGGAGCCATTCAAACATATAAAGAGAACCTCGAGAATGACGATCCAGGTGTTTTTAGACAATACCTATTTGATCTATGGCAGGGTAAAGAAGATAAAGAAACAGTGATGAAATATAAAGACGCATATATTGATGGCTGTAATATTATTACAAGTAAACAAAATAGATTATTAGTAAGTGCATTCGCTGGTGGTGATTTATCAACACTAGAATTAGGATGGAGTCCAGAAAATACATACACATTTAATCCAAATCCATATCATCTTAATCGTCGTGCAGACAATGGATATGGAACTGGAACAGTGGGATTAGATAATTTCTTTGGTGATACACCAGAAAAAGAAATGAAATGGAACTTCGCTTCTCTAGTGCAAGAGAAAACGAGGAAATGGTTAAAGGCACAGCAACCTGACGATTGGAAGTGGGAAATTGTTTATTATGGCGCTAAGCGCGGAAAATACAAGTCAGAGCGTAAAACTGAGCCCGAGATGGTGAAGGTATTCGAACAACAGTGGGGTTGTTTAATGCCAGGATACTTTCACGCAGGATCCGGGTGGTGGCGAGCACGCCCGCTTCAGGTTGCCGATGCCGGTTCTATTATCATTGGTGATAAACCAGAAATGATGGTATATTATCAAGATGATTATTTAGCGGGACTAAAAGTTTCAGATGTAGAAGCAATGGATCTTACACAACTTAAACAAACTGCTCAAGCACAAAGAGATGCATTATATGATAATCATCCTCTAGATAAAAAAGTACAACAAGAAGAAATGAAGAATATTTTAGAAGCATGAATATATTAGTAGTAGGCGCAGGATTATCAGGAGTAACAATTGCACGTGAGATGGCTGAAGCCGGACATATTGTAGATGTAATTGATAAACGCGATCATATTGCTGGTAATGCTTATGATTATATTAATGAATATGGTATTCGTGTACATCAATATGGACCCCATTTATTTCATACAAATAATAAAGAAGTGTTTTCTTATCTTTCTAAATTTACCGAATGGGTTCCATATAAGCATAAAGTGAAAGCATTATTAGAAGATGGTCGTTATGCAACTCTACCAGTAAATAAAGAAACAAAAGAAATGGTTGGTGAATCAAATGTACTTGATATTTTCTTTAGACCATATACAAAGAAAATGTGGGGAGTTGAGCTTGATGAATTAAATCCTGATATTGTAAATCGTGTTCCAATTCGTGATGATGATAACGAATATTATTTTCCAAACGATGCATATCAGTTTATGCCAAAAGACGGTTATACTAAAATGGTGGAAAATATTTTATCTCATATAAACATTACGGTAAAATTGAAAACAGAATACGATAAAGAAATGAATAGTCATTATGATCATGTATTTAATTCAATGCCAATTGATCAGTACTTTGATTTTAAACATGGAGACTTACCATATCGATCTATTAAATTTGAAACTATAACAGTACCATTACCTATAGCATTACCAACTGCTACAGTTAATTTTACTCATGATGGTCCACAAACTAGAGTAACAGAATGGAAGCGCATCCCGTTTCATGGTATAAATAAATATCATACAACATTAACTTTTGAAACTCCGTGTGATTATAAAGATAATAATATGGAGCGTTACTATCCTATTAAAGATAAAGATGGTACAAATAGAAAGTTATATGAACAGTATAAAAGTGAGCAACCGGATAATATGACTTTTATCGGTAGATGTGGATTATATGCGTATTTAGATATGCATCAAGCTGTAAATTCTGCATTAGCTACCGCAAAAAGATTTTTAGAGAATGAAACACGAAACTAGTGAAAGTATTCCTATTAAATATTTAGATCGAGCAAAATATTTGATCGATAAAGGTTATGTCGTGAAACAAAATGCTGAGAAATTAGCATATAAAATATGGAAAAAGAATAAAGATAATGAGTGAGTTTACACATGCAAGTATAGTACCTTTAATTGGTGGTGAAACAATAGGATCTGCAAATGCTTTTGGATCTCCTCCATTACATTTTATGTCATATGAAGCGTTTGCTAATAACGATCAGCATATTAGAAATTATTATAAAGATACGCCATATTACGTTTTAGATAAAGGTGATAAAATACCAGAGCAAAGAGCTGATGTAGTTTCATCGGTATGTCCTTGTGCTGGTTTATCAATGATGTCTCACGGTTATGGCGATGATAATCAAAATAATAAATGGATGGTAGAAACAGCAACTACTATTCTTGGTGATTATAGACCAAAAGTATTCTGGGGAGAAAATGCTCCAGGATTTGCTGGTAAGATTGGAAAAAATATTCGTGAACAATTAAGAGGTATTGGTAAAGAGAATGGATACACAATGAGTGTATATCGTACTCGTTCTTTATTGCATGGTGTACCTCAGGTAAGAGAACGTTCTTTTTATTTCTTTTGGCAAGGTAATCAAGTTCCTATTTTTGATTATTATAAAAGAGATTATACACCAATTGAAACTCTTATTCGTAATGCAAAAGGTACTCAAAATAATCCTATTAATAAAAACACACCATCTGAAAATCCATATTACAAATATATTCTTGAAGAGATTGAAGGTGGTAAAACACATGCTCAACATTCCAATTCAGTTCCTCCAACATCAGCAAGAGGTGTAGATGCTTTTTCTTATATTGAAAGAGCAGGTAAAGATTATAGCCAAGTTGGTAAATGGATGGGTGAAAATGGATTTGAAAAAGAAGTAGAAAAATGTGAATACAAATATGATAAACTAAAAGCCGGTAAAAGTATTATGAGACGTGGAGTAATTATTCCTAAAGATCGTATTGGTGCTTTTGTTGGTCATTATCCTACAATGCTTACACATCCAGATGAGGATAGATTTATTACATATCGAGAAGCTATGTCTATTATGGGATTGCCAGAAGATTTTGAATTAGTAGATGCTAGTAAAAAGAATGCTAATCATATTTGTCAAAACGTTCCTGTAAAAACTGCTCAAGATATGGCGCATGAAGTATTACAAACTTTAAAAGGTAAAAGAAAAATGGTTGACACGGAGTACGTTTTGCAGTATAATACTACTAATAAGCTTGAATTTGATGAGAGCTTAAGTACCCTAGAGGATTTTTTAGTATGAGAACAGACTTTATTTTAGACTTTGAAACTATTGGACAAGTTGCATCGGAGGTTCCAGCAATTGAATGTTCATATACAACATTTGTATGGGATCGTTTTTTAGAAGATCCATATACATTTGAAGAGCTTGTTTCAAAAATAAAAAAAGATAAACTTTCTATTTCGGATCAAATGAAAAATTATGATTTTAAATATAAAGAGGATGATCTTAAATGGTGGATGAATCAATCACCTGAAGTAAGAAAGTTGCTTAAACCAAAAGATAGTGATCTTACAGTACCTCAATTTATTGAACGTATGATAGAATATTTGAGAACATCTGATAAGATTGAATATTGGTGGGCTAGAGCAAATGGTTTTGATCCAGTTATATTAGATCATTTGTCTCGTTCTGCTAATAAAGATTTATTACTCAATGAGTATATTCCTTATTGGAGAGTAAGAGACACTCGCACATTTATTGATGCGAAGTTTAATTTTACAACAAGAAACGGTTTTGTACCAATTGCAGATGAAGAGCATTGGAATAAAATTTTTAATGCACATGATAGTACTCATGATGTGGCGGCTGATGTTCTACGATTACAAGCTATTCATAGAGCAGAAAATGATTTAGAACAAGTATAAGGTAGCGTAAATATGGAAATAAAAGTAACAATCGAAGAACTTAGAAAGCATAAAGTATTTGTGGGAACACCAATGTATGGTGCTCAATGCGCTGGTACTTATACTAAATCAAGTACTGACTTAGCAATGATAGCAGCTGCAAATGGTTTAAATTTCAGATTCTATTATCTATTTAATGAGAGTTTAATTCAAAGAGCTCGTAATTATATTGTAGATGAGTTTATGAGATCTGATTGCACTCATTTATTGTTCATTGATTCTGATATTGGTTTTAATGCAAGAGATGTTTTATCTTTATTGGCTGTTCAAACATCAGATCCAGAAAAATATAATATTGTTACTGGACCATATCCAAAGAAAACTATTGCATGGGAAAAGGTATACAAAGCAGCACAAGCAGGTAGAGCAGATGAAAATCCATTTGAATTAGAAAACTACGCTGCTGATTTTGTATTTAATCCAGTAAAGAAAGTTAATCAGTTTAATTTATCTGAACCAATTGAAATTGGTGAAGGTGGTACAGGATTTATGTTAATTCCTCGTGAAACTTTTGAAAAGTTTGGTAAGGCATATCCTGAATTACAATATAAACCAGATCATGTTAGAACACAACAGTTTGATGGTTCTCATGATATTATGGCTTATTTCGATTGTATAATCGATCCAGTGTCTAAGCGCTATTTGTCTGAAGATTATTTCTTCTGTCATAAAGCACGTGAAGCTGGAATGCATGTTTATATGTGTCCTTGGATGCAATTACAACATATAGGATCTTATATTTTCAAAGGAAATATGGCTGCTATTGGAAGTCTTGGTGTTTCTGCAACAGCAGATTCTTCTGGTAGTCGTAAAACTTATGAAAAGAAAAAGAAAAAGAAACGTAAAAAATAGTTGACAACAGTTGACTATTGTGATATAATTATAAAAATAATCGTGAATCATAGGAGCAAACTATATTATGAAATTTTCTGAACAAACTCTTACTATTTTAAAGAGCTTTGCATCGATTAATAAATCGATTCTAATGAAACCTGGTAATACACTTAAAACTGTAACACCGGAAAAAACTTTGATCGCAACTGCAGATATTCCGGATACAATCCCATCTGAAGCTTGCGTATATGATTTATCAAGATTTTTATCAATTCTTGGTCTTTATTCTGACCCAGATGTGGAATTTCATGATAAATACTTTATGATTAAAGATGGTAAGCGTAAAACAAGATATGCTTTCGCTGACATCTCTATGATTCATGCAGCGCCAGAGAAGACAATTCAATTGCCTTCTAATGACGTTGAGGTTGATGTATCATGGGACGACTTACAGTCTGTTATTAAGGCTGCTGGTGTTCTACAATTTTCTGAGATTGCTTTCGTTGGTGAAGCAGGTAAAGTTTACCTAAAAGCCGTTGATAGTACATCTGAAAATTCTGATGATTATGGAATTGAAATTGGTGATACGTCTGATGAATTTAAGATTATTATTAAAAGTGATAATCTTAAGCTTTTACCTCAGGATTACAAAGTTACTCTTTGCGCGAAGGGTATCTCTGAGTTTAAAGGCAAGGGTGCTACATATTTTGTAGCAATTGATACTAAGTCGACTTATAAGGAAGGAAATTAAAATGAGTGAAGAAAACGCACAAGCACAAGAACAACAGCCGGTACAGGTTTCTTTGCAAGACATTGCAACTGTAGTACAGATGATTGATGTAACATCACGTCGTGGTGCATTTGAAGGTAATGAATTGCAAGGTATTGGTATGCTACGTAATAAGCTAGAAGCTTTTTTACGTCAAAACGCTCCTAAAGGTGAAGTACCTGAAGGCGAAATGCCAAACCCAGAAATGCCAGCGGATGTTCCAGCAGACGCTCCATTAGCTGATAAAGTTAGCTAATAAAACTTGAGGGAGGCAACTCCCTCTTTTTTTCTTTTATATTATGATAAGGTGAATGAATGGCTATTGACGCTAAAGAAAACGAAATTCTATTTGTAGAAAAATATCGTCCGCAAAAGATTGACGATACAATTCTTCCAGAAAAAACAAAGAAAGCTTTTAAAAAATTTGTACAAGATGGAAGTATTCCAAACCTATTACTAACTGGTGGACCAGGTGTAGGTAAAACCACAATCGCTAAAGCAATGCTTGAAGAATTAGGTTGTGATTATATTGTAAAAAATGGTTCACTAAATGTAAATATTGATACACTGAGATATGATATATCAACATATGCATCAGCAGTTTCTTTAACTGGTGGTCGTAAATATGTAATTTTTGATGAAGCAGATTATCTAAATGCTGCATCAGTTCAACCTGCCCTTCGTAATTTTATTGAAGAGTATTCATCTAATTGCGGTTTTATTTTTACTTGTAACTTTAAAAATCGTATTATTCAACCATTAAGATCTCGTTTATCTGAAATTGACTTCACGATCGAAACAAAAGATCGTCCTAAATTGGCAATGGACTTCTTTAAACGTGTTAATAATATTCTCGATAATGAAAATATTGAATACGATCAAAAAGTAGTTGCAAAAGTAATTGAAAAGCATTTCCCAGATTTTCGCCGAGTATTAACTGAGCTTCAATCATATGCTGCTTCAGGTAAAATCGATGAAGGCATCTTTGTTAATCTTAAACAAGACTCTATGGATGCATTGTTTAAGTTATTAAAAGAAAAGAATTTTACTGAAATGCGTAAATGGGTTGCAAAAAACTCTGACCAAGATATGAATGAAATGTTTAGACGTATCTATGATATGGCAACAGATAAAGTTGAAATGAGATCTATGCCTGGCTTTGTTGTAACACTCGCTGATTATATGTACAAATCTAATTTTGTTGCCGATCAAGAAGTAAACATGGTAGCATTTTTAACAGAAGTAATGTTAGAAGCTGAATATAAGTAATGGGATTATTTAGTAAAAACAAAGCAAGTTGTTTTAATTGTGGTTCTAAGTTGAAAAAAAATAAAACATACACAGTTAAAATTAACACCATCGAAGGTTTAATGAATGTTAAAGCTTGTGAAAAATGCGGTTTAGAACTAGATGAAATAGTTAAAGAATTTGAGCAGGTAATGAAATGAGTAAAGATTATAGCCCGTTTGATTTTATGAATGCTGTATCTTTTACTAAAGAAGATCTTATTGGTAATTCTGATTTACCAGAAATGGTAGAAAAACAATATACACCTTATATGGTTAATCGTGGATTTACTAATTTTGAAGATACGATTTTACATGCAAACGAAATGAATATGAGACATTATCTTTTTCATGATGCTCAATTTCAATATTATCGTGCAGCATTACGTAAAAGAAAACGTTTTAGTAAATGGCCAAAAGCAGATAAAAGTATTGATTTAGATGCAATACAAGAAGTCTATCAATGTAATAGAACTGTTGCTAAACTATATTATAAAGCATTATCTGAAAAGGATATGAAATATGTACATGATAAGCTCGTTACTGGCGGCGCATGAGATTATTGTTTTAATAAATAATGTAAACGGTACATTCGAACCGATTGATTTTAACAATAATTATAAGGTGCTAACTTATTATGCAAACGGAAGATATTTTTAAGGGAGTTGGTGTGGAAATTACATTACCTACTCCAGACAGTTTCTTAAAAATTAAAGAAACTTTAACCAGAATTGGTATTTCTTCTCGCAAAGAAAAAACTCTCTATCAAACATGCCACATCCTTCATAAACAAGGAAGATATTCTATTCTACATTTTAAAGAATTATTCATTTTAGATGGCAAGTTAGATACATTTTCAGAAGAAGATAGAGCAAGAAGAAATACAATAGTGAACTTACTTGAAGAATGGGATTTACTTAAAGTTGTTGATAAAGAAGAAGCAGAAGCAGTTGTTACTCCATTAAATCAAATTAAAATACTATCCCATAAAGAGAAAGGTGATTGGAATTTAGAAGCCAAATATAATATAGGAAAAAAATAGATCATGAAAATTTATAAAGTGAATAAGGAAGCAACTCTTCCTGAATACGCAACCGACGGTTCCGCGTGTTTCGATGTTAAAGCATGTGTCAAAAAAGGTCAAAGACTTAAATCATATAATAACTGGAATAAAGAGATGGCGATTGTTGTCAAAGGTGTTGGCAATTCTCAAGATGCATTTCAACTTCCACCAGATTGTAGATGTTTAATCCCAACAGGTTTAATTTTTGATATTCCAAAAGGCCACGTAATGAAAATGTATATTCGTTCTGGTACTGCTCTAAAGAAAGGATTACAACTATCAAATGGTACTGGTATTATTGATTCTGATTATGTAGAAGAAACATACATTATGGTTACTAATGTAACTGATTCTTTAGTTACTATTGAAAATGGTGAAAGACTTGCACAATGTTTAATAGAAAAAACGTTACAAGAAGAAATTAAAGAAACTAAAACAGCTCCAAAACAAAAGACTAATAGAGATGGTGGTTTTGGAAGTACTGGAAAAAAATAGTTGACAAAAGTTTAATACTGTGTTATAATAGTATTATAAATAGGATTATAGGAATGCCAATTGGGTTCCTGTATTAGACGCCGAGCCTTAGGCTGGCAATTTTAAACTCGCTTAATAAAAGGAGAAAAATATGACACGTTCAATTACGCAAACGATGCTTAACGACCCATTCTTTATCGGCTTCGACCGAGTTGTAGATAGAATGCTTTCGGCCACACCTGGCCAATCAAACTACCCTCCATATAACATTGTCAAACTCAATGACGAAGAATATCAGATTCAAGTTGCTGTTGCAGGCTTTAATCGCGATGAAATCGATATTGAAGTTAAAGATGGTGTTCTTACAATTACTGGAGAAAAAGAAAGCGAAGATGAGACTAATTTCCTATATAAAGGAATTTCTGCACGTCAGTTCCGTCGTCGTTTTACTCTAAATGATACAGTTGAAGTTCAAACAGCTGATCTTAGTGATGGTATTCTAACAATTGATTTAGTTAATATCATTCCAGATGCGAGAAAACCTCGTAAAATTGCGATTGGTTTAAACTCAAATGTATTAGAAGGAGAGAAAGCAGAAGCCGAACTTCTTACTGAGGAGAAATAAAACACCACGTGTTTTGAAGGAGCCTTCGGGCTCCTTTTTTATGATACGAAGCCAAATCCAGTACCAAATCCACCACCATTACCGCCATTACCGCCATTATTAACATTTGCAAAAGTACTAGTTCTGTTTCCTTCATTAACAGTTACAGGTGCTCCACTTACATTATTAATAATTGGCATGTTTATAGCAGTATTATTACCACCAGCACTTGATAGCATTTTTATTGCTTCATTGAAGCTACTGTTATTATTACTTTGTAAATCTAATATTTGATTATCATAATCAAATTTATTCATTCCTGGCTGTGTTTTATTACCTGGAATAATTTTTTGTATCGATCCATCAGAATTGAATTTTTGTTCTAGAAGTTCTGTATAAACTCTTCTTAAAAAGTCTTTTTGGCGCTTAGGTAATATAGCAAAGTCTTCATCATTAATTTTAATATCTTGAAATTCTTTTAAGAGCTGATTTGTTAATTGTACTGCTTGTGCTTGTACCATAGGATCTGCATTTGCTTTTAACTCTTTTAATTTATTAATAAGTGCATCTGCTTTCTCTTGATCTAAACCACCTTCTACACCAAGTTTATCTCTAATTAAAGTATTAATTTCATTTCGTAAACTTGCCATTACTGGAGCATAATCTTGATCAGCAATGATTTTATCTTTTGCTGTTTGTATAGCAGCTTCTACTTTTAATTGTGATTTCTCATCACCGTCAATTGCTTTATTAATATCATCTTGATTAATTAAATCTAGATTCATAGCTTGTTTTGTAGCATACTGAGTATTGATAGTTTTAGATACATCAGATTCCGACTTTTCTGGATCTAAACCCATAGCTTTTAAATCCGCAGTCATTTTTTCTCTTGCAGCTTTCATTGCTGCTCTTCTATCTTCCAAATATTTGTATAAAGAATAACCAATACCTACAGCAAAACCTGCTATCGCTCCAACTAACATACCTCCGGGCCCAAACATTGCGCCTAACGCCATTCCTGAAATAGCACTATTTGCTAAATTTACAGTTGTATTAGCCCAGTCTTGATCCACTCCCAAATTTGTTAGCCAAGATTTCATATCATCGGCATACATGTATGCAAGACCCGCAACCATTAAAGCTGCACTTCTCGTTATTCCCATTCTTAAGGTACCACCAGTAGACAATTTAGTTCCTAGTACTCCTTGAACTATACCTTTAACACCAGCAGTAATAGCAGCACTTCCAAGTATAAAGCTCATAACTCCATCTAAACCTAAAGCAGCGAAATCATTTAATACAGCACCAACTTTATCAACGGCTGTTCCAATAATTCCAAATCTTTCTTTTAATTTTGCTACTGGAATACCAAGTTCGTCTTCAAAAAACTTACTTGCACCACCATAAGCATCGAAAAAACCTTTAGCAACTAAGAATCCAGTTACACCTACTGCACTTATTCCTGCAAATTTTAATGCATCAGATACAATTCCTTTTACTGTAACTTTTTCTTGCTCTTTCTCTTTTTCTACCGTGTTTGAATCTTCTGCCATTTGATTAGTTGCAGCAGCGCTATTTAATTCTGCTAATTGTTCAGAAGTTCTTTGCGCTTCAAGCTGATCGGACATAATCCCAGCTTGATTTCTTAATATATTTGTCGAAGCTCTTATATTATATTCAATAGATTTAAATAATGGCGCAAATTTTTCTAACTCAATTTTTACATTACGAATTGAATTTGTTCCTGAATTTCGTATAAGATCGCCTTCAGCTCGAAGTCTGTCGATTATAGCCTGTGTGTTTTCAGAAATAGCCATTTAATTTTAACCTTTATTTTGATTTATTTTGTTCGTTCTGTTCTTTTATATATTCAATTAACATAGTAAAGTAAATATCTCTCTCATAAGGTAACATATTTTCTATATCACTTATAGAATATTTATGATGCTGAGCCAAAGCGAATACAATTTTATAATACTCACTAAGACTTGTATGACTCAGCACTAGATAAAAAAAGTTCGCATTCCCTCCACTACAAACGTTTTTTCATCTCCATTACTATTCGTATATTTCATTTCATGTCTTAATTTAGGCATAGTTTCAAAAAACTTTTGAATGCTTTTAATAACATTCCCGTCTAAATTATCCATAAAACCATCAATATCTTCAGCAGAATGATCTTTAAAATAATGCACTTCATCTGCAGAAGCAATTTTATCTAAACAATTAATCATTACATTATAGTTCGTAAGAGCATCATCATCTTTATTACTTAATAATGCAAAAAATTCATTAATTGTCGGATACTTTAAATATAATACAAAATCTTCATTAACTTGTATTTCATTTGTATGTTCATCATCATATGTTAATACTGGATCAGATTCTACATCTATACTTAGTGTAACTTCTTCTTCAGTATCCGGGTCTTTAATCGTAAATGCAATATTATTATCTACTGATTTAGATCTTAACATTAATAAAACATACTCCAAGTCAAACATTGCTAAATCATCCACATCCATATCAATTAAGCAATTATTTACAACTTGTTTTGCAGCAAGTACCTCTTGCTCCGGTTCCTTTGATTCTTGTGCTACCAAAAGAATTTTTTCTTCTTTAACCGTAAACGGTCTATATTTAATTTTTTCTTGTGTTGATGGTAAAATCAACTCAAATATTGGCAAATCAATTTTTGGTAAAGCCATAATATTAACTCCTCATTATCTAGTTACTTGATTTATCTCCCTTGAAATTCTATCAACTGAATTAGTAACTCTTGTAAATTTATTTACTGCATCTTGTACACTTCTTGGTATAATATTTTGTCCAATTAATTGTCCGACTCCTCCGATAGCGCTTATAAGTCCTAATAAGCCATTACCGCGTCCAAAAGGTGCAGTTGGTGAACCAATTTTTTCACCAGCATAATGAATTCTATCGTATTGAAAACTTACTGGTAATACAGAAAATTGGTCATTGTTTTCCCAAGCCAAGTCTACATCTCCCATTTGTAAAGGAAATGCACCATCTAAAACAACTTCATAATATTGGCCTGAGATATAATAGTTTGTAGAATAAGCTCTAATAATAACACGAGCTGAATACTCATCTTTATATCCTACTTCAAAAGGTAATTTACCATCTACTTCGGCAAAATCACCACCTTCATTAGAAAAGTTGATTACATTTTGTGCCCATGAATGCATGAATGATAATACTTGATGATCAGAATCTAGCATAAAAATAGCTTGCACTGGTTCTGGATTCCAAGTCATTGGCATAACTTTTCTCATTTGTGCAACAGGTTCCCAAATTTGAGATTGGAAAACCATTCCAGGAATAGTAGCATTTTTACAAAAGAAAGTCATATCTCTAGAATTAGCTCTAGATCTAACACCAGGATAATTTACAATCTGTAATTCAAATAAAGAAGGTTTGGCTGGGCCACCAAACCAATCCATTTGTGATTTAAATTCTGATACATTAAATGCCATTTTATCCTCTTATAATTCTTCTAGAATCAGTATAAACTTTATTTGCCGTTGCACCAACAAATCTTTGTGATGGTAAGAATAAAGCAATATCCCATTCCGATGGTAATATATGAGCAGGTTTAGTTCTTACATGCTCACTTAAATAATGTTTAACACAAGGTTTAAATTCTTTAAACTTTGTTATACCATTTAACATTTTATAAGACGCTCTTATCTTAGTGCTTTCATCAAACCTTTTATTATTAAGAACTGTATATAATTGATCCATCAATTTAGCTCTTAAAATAGGTGGTAAGTAATGAAAGTTTATTCCTAAAAATCCGCCCTTAGCATTATTTATTGGAAATATTAAAGGATATCTATCATAATATGGTAAAGTTTCTTTATGTTTTGGGTCATAACCAAACATATACATATGACCTAACATAAATGTGCCTTTTCTATTAACGCGAGATTGACTTATTGCTCTAATAGTTTTTTCTGGATCTGCTCTAGATCTACTAACGCCTTTAGCTTGTTCACGATACCATTCACGAGCTTCGGCTGTACGAGCTGGTACTTTACCACCACGTATTCCGTCTAATAAAATATCGTCAAAAAGTTTAGAAGCCATTTATTTTATTCCTAGCTGATCTTCCGTATAAATTGCAAAATCCCATCCTCGTCCTGTGCACCAAGCTCGAGCCGCTTTCCATTTTGCTTCGTTTATTCCCCAAGTTTTAACCTCGTTTAAATACCTTCTTGAAACCTTTCCGTTTGCAGTCTTTTTATTTCTAATATCTGGCGGTCTAGTTTGAGACTTAGGTTTGATTTCAATCATCAAAGTTCTAGGTCCTGCTGGTGTTTTCCTATGTATTACTACATCTGGAAAA